AATATAGCTGCCATTTAATTCTTTATGTTTGTTATAAATATCGTTTATAAATATTTTATTTTTACAAAATAGTTGTGATAGCATATGTTATCATAATACTTATCCAAATTATCAATGCCTTTAAGTATGTCATAAATCCGGTGTGGAAATATTTTTGACCTATTGGTAAACATTTATGGGATGGTGATATCAAATATGCCGAATATTCTAATGTAAAAAATAATACAAAATAATGCATTCCAAACACACTTGTCAACAAACTAACTATACTTGCATACTTAGTTGATGACCCCAATAAAAACGATACTAAAAATGAAATAACCGATACTACTAATATATTTTTTGGATTATTATATGTTTTTATATAAGATTCCATTAATGAATAGTATGAGTTGATAAAATTACCTAATATAATTATACCGGCAACAATAAAAACCAATTGCCAGTTGATATAACTTAATAGTTTTTTCCAACTATTTGAATATGTTATTAAATAAGTCGTAAATGTAGCAAATGCTGCAAAATAATAATCGGTCACACAACTTATTAATATTGTAAAAAGAAAAGGTAAAACTACCAATCCTATGTTTTTCCAATTCATAGGTTCATCTTTTACGTCAATTTCAATCTCATCTTCTTTTAATGATGAAATATAATATCCAATGTATAAACCCGATATTAATAATAGTGGCCAAATGTATGACATAAATTGCATATAAGTCAATCCCAAAACTGCCATAGGAATAATAACTGTTTTTTCTAAGGGAGACCACAGGTAATAATGATGTGTTGCTAAATAATCAATCACACCAAATTTCTTTCTTTTCTGTCTATCGGTAGGTGCAATGGTATTCAACATACTTGCCGAAATTGCAACTCTACCTGGAATTGGTAAGATACCTCCAAATAGTGATACTAAAAATACTACTAATCTTTTTGACTTTACCCTTTGTTCCAATAACTTAAAAACGTCCATCAGGTACCCTCTTTCTTTGAGGATACCTGTTATGAACATTATTAACATTAAATAGATAAGAAATTCTTGTCCTTTAATTAAAATCTCCATCCGAAGATGATTATGGTTCTAGATTTTTTTGCAGCGTCATTCAAACCTGGCATATGTTCGACATTCAAATAACCATGTCCGTTAAAACGATATTGAACCAATGGGCCGACATACCACTCTTGTGTTTGTTTTACATCATTATATCTAAACATATGAGAAATTCCCATTGTTAAATCATCATTAACGATGTTTCCATAAGATGCTGTGTATGCCCACTCTCTATTTTGGTCTTTTCTTAATTTTGCAACATCTGCTTCTAAAATTAAATTCAAACCCCAAATACCTTTTTTACCAATTCTATCTCCTAATAAAATCTTAGGTTCGAGTCCTTGTCTTTTTTGGTTTAATAGTTTGTGTTCAAAATAAAGTGTTGGATTGCCTGGAATTTTACCCCAATCTGCTAATGCATATCTAACTTCCCAACTAAACCCTCTAAATCCGAATGTAGATAAAGCGTCGTTGTTTTTATAGACTGTATGCATATAAAAATCCAATTCCAATCTTTTACCAAGTCCGAATGCGAATTCATCTCTCATTCTAACTTCGGCGGGTGACCCATTTCTTGGAGTTCGAACATCAAACCACTTTTCATACATAATAGTACCCGGAGGTGTCATTACATATACTCTTGTGGATGGAAACTTGCGGACTAATGTCCATGCTGGTTGTTTGTAGTCACCAACTAACTTAAATTGAGGATACGGTTTTGCAGATACAACCACTTCTTGTAAAGTGTTTTCCGTTGTGTCTTTTTTAACCTCACCTACTCCCTGTTTTATTGCACTGCTACTATATTGACTAAATGAAGCAATTACAATAAACAATGTTGCTAACAATAGCGATAGCTGTTTTTTCATTGTTGTTTGTTTTTGTTGTTAAGAAATTATTTTTGTAGGACAAAGATACCCAATCCATTCCAATAATCGGTTGGGTCTTCTCCTCTTGTGAATATATTTTTTTGATATTTTATATGAAGATTATTATCGGATATTGCCTGTAATATAGATTCTCTTTCCCAATTCCAATCATCAAAAATTATAATACACTCATTATTCATTGTGGGTATTAATTTTTTTACAATATTATATCTGTCGTAGAATTTTGTTTCTCCATCATAAAATATAATATCAACTTGTGGAATTGATGTATAATCAAAATCTAAATAGTTTGCTCTAAATACTTTTACATTTTCAACCCTACCATATTTTTTTACATTATCTATAAATTCTTCTTTTGGATTTGATGTTTTTTGTTTATATAAAAATTGAGTTTTATGTTTTGAACTTTGTGGAGAAAGAAATGGAGAACTCCAATCATCTATACCAATTGCGTTTATATTATTTCCATAAATTGCAGAACAAAATGTTGAACCTCTAAATACTCCAAGTTCCAAATATGTTACATTGTCAATATTACAAATATTATTTAATAGTATTTTTACTTTATTACTACTAATTCCATGTATATTTAAGATATCTAAATTTAGTTTTGAAACTTCATTTTCTGCCCAATGGATTGAGTTTTCTATGTGTTCTATATAATCTATCATAAATTTTTCTTTTTATGTTCGGCAACTATATCACAATAATTACAATCCCAACATTGAAATTTACACTTTTTAATTTTATTTCTCCAACCATTCAATTCATCGGAAGGTATTCCATCTAAATATATTTCAGATGATTCTGCTAATACTTCATTTCCAGCTGCATAACTTTTTATGATTTCCATAGTTTCATTTAATCTATCAAAACTATCTCTACCATGCATTTTAAAAATATCAATATAATTTAAAAATTCATCATATTCTTTTTTAAACGGAGGAATTGTTGCTGCTTTAAAAAAGAAAGCATTAATTTCTTTTTCCCATTTATATTCACATGTTACTTTGGAAATCTCATGTCTAAAATATGGTAGTTCATTATCTGATTTTAAGTTATTATATGAATAGTGTTCATCCATCATTGGACATCTACCCAAACAACCTTCATTGGTTAATAAAGCTATTTTAACATAACGACCTGTTCTTTTGTGAAATTCGGTTTGTGCTCTTTTTATATTTTTTAATTCTTCAACATCTCTCATCAATATTCTATCAATATTAATGTAATCAAAACCTTGCTCAGCATTATACCAAAAATCTTGTGATGTTGCAACTTTTCTTAAAATGGTATTTTTAATTTCCAATTCTGGAAAATAATTTTTAATTCCCATCGCAACCCAATGAGCATGTGCCAATGTTATACTTCTTAAACCTCTATCGTATAAAGGTTTAAGGTTTTCAATGAATAGTTTATAATTATCATATTTTGGTGATACATTGACATTATTAAAAGTAGAACTTACTTTAATGTCCAAAGTTTGCTGTATCATCATAGCATTGTCTATAATAACATTTTTATCATTTTCTAAAAACACAGAACCCATTGCATCTTGATTAAATGGTGGTATTCTGCATGTAAAATAAATGTCGTAAATCCAATCTTTATATTCAACTAAAAATGGATAAAATTTTTCAAAAAAATCTTTTTCCGATAACATCGGATTTAACGGTATTGAGAATATTTTTTTCATAACTATTTTCCTTCTAAACATCCACCACAAATGCCATTACAATCATTTGGATAGAATATACAATTTTTACATATATCTGGTAAATTATAATTATTATAATTTTCAATATACAAATCATCAAATGTATTACTTAAAGATTGTATCTTATTTTCTCCTATTATATTAAATACATTATCAATTTTTACTTTGTCCTGTAATGGATAACAATGGATTGAACTACCATCTGGAAAAACATCCAATGGCATATATCCACAAATCGTATCATAGTTTGCCATTTTAAATGTTGCAAATCCTAATGAGTTTTCGTATACAGCTTCTTTTGTGTTTCCTTCCCATAAACAGGGTAGAACTTGACAATCGGAAGTAATTATAATATTATTATATTTTGCAAACTTTAAAATCTTTGTTATTTCTCTACCCAATTCTTTATTATTAAGTAAATATGTGCCGGTTAAATCTAATCCCAATCTAATTGCGTCAAGTTTACCATTCAATTCCAAATATAACCATTTAATATATTCGTATAAATCTCTTTCTTTCCAATCGGATGATATTGTAATTGCAATTTTTAATCTAGCATTTTTCTCTACACCCCATATTTTTTGGTATGCACTATGTAATTCTAAATAATTTTTTTTAAATATGGGTAGTCTATTTTTTTCGTCTAATTCTGCACCATTTGGTAAAATCCATTTAATATTTTGAATATTTTTTACTAAATATTCTTTAATGGTATTTCCAAACAAAAGATTACTAACTAAATTTATTTTTATATTTTTACTAAAAATAAAATCAATTAATTCTATAAAATTAGAATGCTGAGTTGGTTCTCCACCTAATATAGTTATTTCTTCTCTACTAGTTTGTAGACCATAATGAGATATCAATTTGTCAACCATTTCGATACTCATTTCACCTAATGTATGTTTTAATCTATAATCTTCTTTGGTAAAACAAAATGAACAACCTTTTGAACAGGAACCATTTATAGCAAAATTCATTAAAAATCCATTTTTAGAGTTAATGGTGACCTCTCTACTTGCTCATCTAGCTGTTGTTGATAACTCATACTCATTCCAAATTTTTCATGTCTTAATCTATGACAATCTGCTATCGTTTGACAATCTTTTACTCTTTTTTCTAATTTTTGTTGTTCTACTAATAGATTTGCTAATTTTGTGTTATACGAATTAACATTTGATAAAATTTTATCTATCAATTCCGATTTTGATATTTCTCTACCTTCTGCTAATATGTCAATTAATGGTGTAGATGCGGTATTATTTTGTTGGTATAACAAAGCTTCTCTTTTTTGTTCTTCCCAAGTTGCTTTTTCTAATAAAGAAGCATCTAACATTAATTCTTTTAGTTTTTCAGTAAATCTATCTGATATTATTTTTAACATGACTACCTTATTAAATTTTACTGCCAACTCTTTATCTTCATCTGTTAAAAAATATTTTACTTTTTCATTTTCTGCTTCAGAAGATTGTAGCATTGGAAATTCATCCATAATGTGTGAATTTACTCTAATACTCATAGAATCTTTGTATATATCTGCAAATTTAAAACCCGGTGCAATATTTTCTGGTATTACAATGGCATCAAACTTATGCAATTCAATTCTATTATCAATATATTCATCGGGTATTCTACCTATGGCATAATTCATATAATAACCTATCTGATTTACATATCCAGGTTTACTTTCGGTTGGTCTATATAAAATGTGTATCATATGTTATAATAATTGTTCTGTTTCGTTATTTTTAATTGAACCCAATTTTAATTGTTCTTTAATATTATTTTCAATTAAGTTATTTGTAGTATTTGTCGCCGCCATTCCCATCAATTGATTAATATTTTTATCAACTGCAATTGTATAATGTGATGCAAGTGCTAAAACTTCTTGTTGTTGTTCTGGTTCCATCATTAAAATAGAATCCAAATTTCCTGTTCCGATTCTACCATATGCAATCATATCTAACATTGATTGTTTTGCCATTCTTACAGTCCAATGTTCTTTTTCAAATTTATCTTCCAATTCAGGGTTTTCAAAAACTTCAATGAAACTTTCTCCGGTAGGTAATTTACCTTCTTCACTTTCTAAAAAATCTTTAATCAAATCAATAAAAATTTGTCTTTCTTTATATGCATCTTTTATATTTCTTTTATATTTTCTTAAATCAATTTCCATATCCATTATAGTAATTTTACTATATTCTTTATTCAAATCGTTTGTAAGGAACTGCATTTTTTCTTGCTCCAATTGGATTTCTATTTCTTTTTTCTTTAGTAAATATTCCAAATGTTCACACGCATCTTCTCTTGTTCTTAACTCCATAAACCATTGTCTAAACTTTGCATATGGTGTTATTTGTGCACCACCTACAAAATTTTCTAATTTATATTTAGGCGTTGAAAATGATAAATTTTGTGCAATATCAATGAATTTTTCATCAATAGCATCACGAAGTCCTTCAGCTCTTTTGTATTCAAATTTTTCCATACTTTCTTTCATAGTTTATAATTTTATTTTTCTAAATATAAGAAAAATATTTTACATTTCAAAATATATTTTATGCTCTCCATCCACATTGACCCGATGACTGACCGGCTTGTGCGGTTGGTGATAAACCTGATACATTTGCAGTGCCGGTATCCGTTGCATAATACATTTTCCAATTTTCATTATTTTGCGCGCCATCATAATTACCCAACATATATTGCCAATCTTGACCTAATGTGAAGTTTTCTTCACCACAATCAAGTTGGAATTTTGCAATATTTCCTACATTTGTATCATTTGATAAATTCCATCTTCTTAAATTATTACCCCCACTATATGACCCCTCATTGCCGGCATACCCTTTGCCAACTTTAGAACTTATACCTTTTTGTTGTGAGTGTGCTCCCCACACCGAAGAACCAGCAGATGATGTTTCCGTTGCAAAATTAAATTTATAACCACTACTATCATCCCAACCATATCCATAGTTTTCATCCGAAAAAGATGCGGCTGAACCTGCTGTACTTGTTACACTAAATCCCGTAGTACACAATTCTAATGTTAAATTGAATTTATCTATTGTAGATGTTCCTCCACCAAAAATATATGCAAATTCAGTTTCTTTGAAATAGTTTCCATGGTCACCTCTTGCCGCAGTTATGTCCCATTTACTTTGATGTGCATAGTTTGTATCGGTAGACATATTTACTGCAGTTGTATATGTTGATTGTACATCTCCTGGGTTTTTATGAAGATTGTCAGTATTTGCAGAAAAAACAAATAAAATAGTTCTACTACAATTTCCCTTTGTATAGTTAGCAGGATAATCCAACAATTCACCTATATGTGTCGTTTGGTCAGTTGCTGCAACTGTTTTATGCACATTTTTCCATGGTGATGAGTTTTTATAACCACCCGCAACATATGCGTATGCAATAACTTGTCTATATTTAAATGATAAATTTGGGTTTATTTGTGATGCAACCGCTTCCCAACCACTATCATTGTTAGATACGCCTGTATATACAAATAAAACCGATGAACTTGTTGATGTTTGTAAAAACAAAGAACCAGATTCAGGAGAAGATGGTCTATTTGCTTTTGTATTTCTGGGAGGTGCAACTTGTCCTGTTGTTACCCTTAACGAACCACTAACACTTAAATTTTCGAATATCATAGTAAATATAAATATTTATTTAATTAATTTTTCCAACCACAGTGGCCTGAAGATTGTCCGTCATGTGCATATGGTTTTAATCCAGCAACATTAGATGTTCCTGAATCGGTTGCATAATAAAATTTCCAACTTTCATTATTTTGCGCGCCATCATAATTACCCAACATATATTGCCAATCTTGTCCCATACTAAAATTTTCTTCACCACAGTTTCCATATGGTTTTGCAACATTACCAATATTAGATTCGGTTGCATAATGCCATCTTCTCAAATTATATCCACCATTATATGTTCCTTCATTTCCGGCATAACCTTTACCCACTTTACTACTAATACCTTTTTGTTGGCCACTTGCTCCCCATTGTGTTTTGTTTTGAAAAGTATCAGTTGCAAAAATTAATTTTTGGCCATTTTCCGAACCATACAAGTATCCAAAATCTTCATCAGAAAAAGCACTCAATCCCAATGAACTCGCATTTGTTACCCAAGTTCGCGTAAACATTGATTCATTTGTTAAATTCATTTTCTCAACAACAGTAACGGAACTTCCACCACCACATATCCAACAATTTAAAGTTTCTTGAAATGGTACACCAGCCTGTCCTCTTGCATTTGCTAAATCAAATTTATTTTGATGTGCATAATTTGTTTCGGTAATCATATTCACAGCTGATGTATATGTATCTACAACTTCTTGTGGGCCTCTCCATGCACCATCGGTATTCACCGAAAACATAAATAATATTCTTTTATTACATGCACCTACTGAATATGATGATGGGTAGTCTAATAAATCACCCACATTTGTTGTTTGGTCAGTTGCTGCAACCGTTCTATGAACGGTTTTCCAAGGTGATGCATTTTTATAACCACCGGCAACATATGCATAATTTATAACATCTCTATATTTAAATGCAACTCTCGATGTATCTTGTGTACCAAGCACTTCCCAACCACTATCCGCATTTTCTGCATTTACTCCTGTGTAAACCATTACAACACTACCACTTTCGGAAGTTTCTAACCACAATGAACCAGTATCAGCATTGGAAGGCCTATTTGCTCTTGCACCTCTAGCCAATATGAGTTGACCATTATTTGCTACTTTTACTGAACCCGATACTACTACTGTTTCTGCTAACATAAAAAATTATTATCTAATTACTACAACTCTACCTGTTCTTGACGCTGTAAATACAATATCAACCACACTTGTAGATGTTGTTACGATTGATGATGGCCAAAACATTGCGTCATCACTACCATAACACATTACCATTACATTTTTAGTTCCTAAATTATGTGTTACCGTAACCGAAGATACTGCTGAAAATGTTGTCGAATATGATGTGTTTGCATCGGTTCTCATATTGCTACTTGCAACAGTTGGTAAGTTTGCAAAGTTTACAACTTGTGCCGAACTAATTGTTGCCGCAGTAGTATTATTAGTTGCCAAATACATTGAATTAATACCTTCGGCGTGTAATGTTAAACCTCCTGCTAAATTTGAATAAAAATATGCACCATTTGCTCTGTATTGATTTGATGGTGTAAATCCACTACCGAACAATGCAATACCACCACCATTTGAAGATGTGTCATTACCAACTTGTATATTTGAATTTGATGTTGATATTACATTTCTAAATGTTGCCGTACTACCTGATACCAATAATGAACCGGTTATAGTTTGATTTCCTATAAACGTATTAGAACCTGTGGTTGCTAATCTTGCAATGTTTGTTGTAGACATTACATTTATTTGTGAAGAACCACTTACTGTATCGGTTGGTAAATTTGCAATCGTTTGAGAAGAACCTGATACTATACCACTCGGAATAGATGAAATACCGGTATAGGTTATTTGTGATGAACCGGAAACAATTCCACTACCTTTTGTTTCGTAACTTCCCGTAACACTTTCTATTGTTGTCAATCTTGCACTTTGTGCAGTGTTGGTTGTGTCATTTGAACCCGTATATGTGTTCAATGAACTTAATATACTAACTACTTGTGACGAACCCGAAACTGTACCCGTTGGTAAATTTGCAATAGTTTGAACCGAACTAGATACTATTCCACTTCCGTTAAATATTAGACCCGTTCCATCACCATAAAATTTTGATGCAGATATGTCCGTATTAAATTTTAATTGTGAATTTGCAGACTCCCAACTCATAGTAACATTTGCTCCTGCTATACGAAATCCTGCACCATTTGCTATTGCGGATGATGTTGAACCGGATGCTAAAGTTATAAATTTATCACTAATATTTAATGTTGTTGAGTTTGCCGTATTTGTTGTTCCTAAAACTGTTAAATCACCCGTTACTACTACATTTGAACCTGTTAATTGTAAAGCAGATTTAAGAGAAGATGTATATGTGTTTAATGATGCTGTACTTATTCCTACTGATGTAAAATTTGTATCTACTGAACTAGTGTAAGTTGCAAGAGTTGAGTTTTTAGTATCTTGTGAACCCGTATAGGTATTTAGAGAACTTAATATACTCACTACTTGTGAAGAACCTGATACAACACCATTAGTTGCGTTTATTGTACCATTATAAGATGTTGCAGTTGATGAACCTATTGTTGCAATTGAACCACTAATTTGAACTGA